TCAATCAAAGTAAGCGTTAATGTCACTAATGATTCGTTTTACATCATCTGATGTAACTTGAACATTGTTTGTGTAGGCATCAGTACCTATGCGAATTGTTGATACAACTGTTTCAATAGCAATCGAATCATCATCAATTTTCCAAGAAACTATATTGTCCATATTTATGAAAAAATCGGGTAGTAATTGTAATTTTCTAGCCATAAAAACTCTTTATCAATTAGTTAGTTGAGTAAAAGAATATACACCTATTAATCTAAAAAAAATATGGGTTGCAGTAGCATAACGCGCCACTGATGCTGTTAGTCTCTGCGAGGCTTATTCTTGCAGGAAAGTGATTGTTTTCTTTGAAGAGGTAGCTCCCAAATACTACAAACAGCAAAGGGAGCTTTAAGGGGAACGGAACTAAGACGCACCATGAAAGAATGACTGGTGTGCAGTAGCTTTTTACTTTTGAATTGTTGCTAGTTCAGGCTTAAAAGCGTTTCGCTTCGCTTATATTGCTACGCAATGAGATCTTTCTCGTACAGTTCATCACAAAAAAACGCTCGCGTTGTACGTAAGATAATTTAAAAATCAGCGGTTCCCCCTTGGTTTAAAAAAATAAATCACACACAGCACGACCAATTAAAATTAATAAAATCAGTTAAGTACCGTAATTTTCATTATGATTTTAAGCTCTTTTTGAACCTCATCTGTTGAAGTACTTTTGAATAACTCACCAAGCCACGGAATATCCATTAATAACGGTACACCTGAGATACTTTTCTTTTCTTCATTCGAAATTAAACCACCTAATGCTATGGTTTGGCCGTTCTTTATCTTAACTGAAGTCTGCAGTGTTCTGGTGTTGGTGATGATGTCCGATGCAATGGCCGAATTACTCACGCTTGAGCTTTCTTGCTTTATGTTCAGTAGAATATTGTCACCAACTATATGAGGCGTAACTGTGAGTGATACACCAACGTCTTTACGCTCTATCTGTTGTGTTACGTTACCGCCATCAGTCGTTTCAGTAGATGTGAGAAATGGGACGTTTTGACCTACAGTAATATAGCCGCGCTCTCTATCTAAAATCAGTATGTTTGGCCTTGATAGTAGCTTTGTATTTTGCGATTGATAAACCGCTTTTACTAATGCAGTAAAATCACCGCCTTTGTAGATGGCATGGCTATCGTTTAGCGCATCAAATGCACTAATAGGACTAGATACAAGCTCAAAACCTGCCGAACCTAGATAGGCCATATCAACACCAATTTCTTGAGCGTCATTGATTTCAGTCTCAGAGATAACCGATTCAATAAATACTTGTCGTTGTGGTTTATCAATGGCTTTCATTAGGGTATCGAGTATCTCAATTTGTTTCTTTGTGCCTGTTACTATGATCGCATTCGTTGTTGGGAGAACGTCCACACTAGAACTGTTTACTGGTATTTTTGATTCAGTGTTTGTTTGTGTAAGTGAGCCATTTAATGTTGATTGAATTAATTGGGTTACTGAGTTATTTCGAACGTGAACCAATCTGTATAATTTTGCAATTGTTGGCTCTAAAGGTTCAATGGCTTTTTCATCAACAACAACGGTATAGAATCCATTTTGCTTTTTTAGCTCATACCCATGAGAGTTAAGAACGGCGGTGAAGAATGGGGCAAGCTCTGAACGAGTTAGGCCGACCGCATTCACAGAGACCAGCGCGTTTACGCCATTACCTAAAACTATGGTTTGGCCTGATTCGATTGAGAACCAACGAACAAAATCACTGATTGGGGAATTTACCGTCTCAAAATTTTGAACAGGAACGGCTGCTGTTGAAAAGAAAGAAAGCGTTAATAGACTAAGAGCAATAAAGACTTTCATTGTTAGCACCTTGATTGATAATTATGTGACAACGTGACTTTATATCGAAATCAAACCCCATCGAATTTAGGTCAGCGGAGTACAACGAATCGCCTTTTTTATTCTTCAATGTGAACTTAACAGGTTGATTAGGAAAATTAGAGTAACTCGTGATTTTGTAACCTTTTAACAAGTCAGTAAGTTTTTTCTTATCGGTTGTATCAACGGTATTAACTACTTCTACTGGCTCTATATCAGGTGCAGTAAGTATCGCGTAAGAGTAAGAAAGTAATGCACCAACCGCGAACATCAAAATCTTTGAATACTTCTTAAAGTATATTTTTGTAATTCTCATTTGATTTTTAATCGTCCAAGTTATTGAGTACCGACCATGCGTATAATAGGGGGGTAATACGGAGTAAATACCATTGTCATAGAAATCAGAAAAGGCTTGCTTGGTGTCATAACAAGAATAAAGCGAAAACCCCATCATTGACCATTTATCAACCGTCATTGCATTTTGGCTATCACCATATTTCACAATACCCACATGAATTTTTGGTAGCGGTAATTTATTACCCGTAAAGGAGCGATAAATTGCGCCAATGATAGGGATTGTTAATCTATCCATACGACGACAATAGACAACGTGTTCAGCTAGAGCTAAACGCGCTTGTTTATCAACAATTGAAATATCTTGAACGATAAAAATAATGTCCCAACCAAGTTTTCTAGCGTGAAGCATCCAGTTTATTACGTGTTGACGGCTCTTATCAGCCCAAGAGCGCGAGTTAAACCAAGTCCCACATTCATCTAAAACAATGACCCCATTTTTTGATTCATCATAGGTCTTATTACCCGTTCCTATTGCTTCAAAATCATAAACCGTTGGCTTGTCTGGCAAGCGAAATACCCGACATTTTTTCGATTTTTTACCAATCATATTCTTAACGTTAATATCAATATTTGTTGCCACAGGGCAGCCGTTAAGTAATGCTAATTTAATTCTAGATACTGAAATTAATGATTTCCCGCCGCCCAATTTACCAGTGACAAAATAAACAGCCATTAACTTGATACCTTATGAATTGCGTAAATTTGCCACTCCCAAACCCAACGAGTCACGCGAGCTGCTGCTATTGTTGATAAACACGGAATTGCATTTGAAGGAGTAATAAAACCCATACCTTGTGACCATTCAGGAGGAGCTACATAACTTAACGCTTCAATCATTAGCCAAAAACTCGAAGCAATAGCAATTGCTAAACCTGCAACAATAGCAATTACCGCTAAATTCAGAGCAACACCGCGAGCGATAAAAGTACTAAACCAAGCGACAAGTTGTGCTGCAAGACCAGCAATAAAAGCTGCTAGTGCAGGAATTCGTAATACATTGCCAACTCCACTTAAAATAGGTAATAAAAAAACAGGCATGATATTTATCTCCGTCTATGTCCATATGATTTTTGATGTGGGGTTATTTCTTCTAGCAAAATGTCTTTTAAGACAAATAGCGTCCAGATATACAAAACAAACCCAAAAATACTTTTAAATTTATCTGAAAACTCACAGGTTAAATCAAAGCCAAACCAATCCATTGGTACACAATTATCGTTACCTGTTAGGATCGATATACCCAACTCAGCAAAAGGTTCAACTGTTGATTTTTCAACGGGTGGTTTAGTTACTAAATCTTTAGCTGCACCTAAAATAGAGGTGTCAGCAGCTGATAATTCAGAGTCCATTCTGTCGTTTAATTGTCCAAACATTTCAGCTATGTATTCGGCTGTTAAACCATTTGGTCCCTCACAATATCCATTTTCTTCTGATGGTATACATGGCTCTGTTTGATTCTCTAATTTGTCATTAATACCTTGTAATTGGTCTATAACTTTTGAATCATCATAACCTTTACCATTTGAAATCCCATTAATGGCATCAATTACCCCAGAATCATCATAAGTCTTAGGCGTTGGTATAGAGCCAATCGCATTAACAATCGACTCGGTGTTGTTTAGTAATAGCTTTTTATTGTTTTCGTAAATCTCTAAATCTTGCTGTAATCCATGAACAATAAGTTCGTTATTGTTGCTTAAAATATTAGTTTGTAATTGAAGTGCGTTATTTATATCTGAAAAACCAAAATTCATATCTAAATTAAGATCATTAATGGCACGAATAACACCCCTATCATTAAATGAACCGTCAGGATTAGGAGACGGTGAGGGTGTAGGGTCAACAGGCTTTGGTACTGATGGATTAATTGGGTCAGGCTTAGGCGGATTAACTGGGTCTAGTGGACTGGTTGGGTCTTCATCGTACCAAGGCTCGCACTGAGGCCAAGACGGAGAGCCAATTACACACTTATCAGGCGGAGGATTATCACACCAATTATTATCTGCACTAGGCACACATTCAGGCGGTGGTTCTGGTGGCTCAGGCGGTATGTTATCGCATGAATCAGTAAAAGACTCAGTATCATTATTACATTGAAAGCTATACGAACCACCTTGAGCAGTACAAGACTTTAAGCCCTCAGATTTCATTGAAGAAACCGCGTCAGAATCACAAAACTTATTTAAAGGAGGAGGAGGTACATCGCATGAAGGAACGTATGATTCTTTTTCATTGTCACACTCTTCAGAATAGGAACCACCTTGAGCAGCGCAAGACGCTTTATTTTCATTTCGCAACTGTTCAACAACAGAGCTAGAACAAAAGGGAGGTGGAGGAGGCGAACAAGTCCCCGTATCAGGGTCAATAGGACCACTACAAGAACCACCGCTTGACATCAAAACAGCATCTTCACGACCTGTTCGACCATCATTGCGTCTATAGTTCATGCTTATTTTACTTGATGAAATGGAAGCAACAGACGTATATACAATAATTCGTCCACTAGGCAAAGGATATTGTTTACCAACCATACAAGGCGCAGCACCTGAAGGATTGATCACAATACCAGGGGAGATACCACATTGAGCAGCCCCCGCAGTCGCAAAAGTAACTGTAGATAATGCAAAAGCATTAAAAGAATAACCCGACAAGGTAAATAATAAAGGTAGGAGTATTTTTTTAATGTTCATAATGAATGCTCAAGAACTGAAGAATAAGAGAAAAGCAATTGGTGCCGTAACCACCATTGTTTAAAACGATTAGCTAGTAACAGTGTTAGAGAAGCGTTTGAATAGTTTGATGCCAACTTTACCAATGACATAAGCCACAACTAGAGGCCAAGCTGTATCAATAAAATCGGTAATCAAAGTACCAATAGAGGTCATTGCAGCTGCCGCTGCTTCAGGTAAAGCAGCGCTTGCAGTTGCAGGGCCAGTTAAAGCAGTAGCGCCAACTAAAAGAGTTTTTGATTTATTAGATTGTAGTAATTTCATATTGTTACCTTTATTAAGATATAGTTTCGGTTATTTGGCGAAAAACTAAAAATTGCTTTCCTGTCACATAACCAAGTACAAAAGCGGTGAATAGACCGCCCATAACATATTGGATTTCAATCATCGTTGACCTCCAAAAACGCATCCGAGAGCAAAACAAACCATTAGGCCAATACAAAAAAGTAATATCCAAAGTTGCTCGAATTGCTCTACAGACATGATTATTTCCTAATTACTTGTTTAACACTGGTACAGAGAACAAGTGAAAACCATTGATAGATACGTGCTGATTTTTTTCGTTACCAAAAGCCATTTCTTTATATTCCACTTCGAAAGGCATTCGTTTACCAACACAGGCATTTAAGATCTCGCCACACTTACCATCATTCCAAAGCTTTTCGTTTACCTTGACTTCAATCGTGGCGGTTGGGTTAGTCGTAATCAGCTTAAATTTACCCACCTGAGTTTGAACACCAGAATCACGGTTGGTTTTTGTTTCCTGAATCACATCAGAAACATCTAGAATTAATCCATCAATTTTCATATTTTCGTAACCTTATAATTTAGTAATTTTTAAAAGCGACAGTTATTGACACAAGTCCAAGGAAATCAATGATACGTATCCGGCACGGCTGCGCCGACCGAACACGCATCATAGATTTCAGAAGAGCAGAGCATCATTGCTTCGCATTCATCAATGTATTGCATATGCGCTTCATACTCAGCGTATTGAGAATCACACATACGTTCATATTCTCGTTCTGCTTCCAGAACATCGAACCAATCAACAACGCCGCCCATAATTGTTTTCTGAGCCGCTTCAAACTTGACTTTATTCTCTGTTTTCCAGTTACGAAAACGAGTACAGATAAAGACCTTTTTGAACAACAGGCCATTGATTTGACCTTGTGCCATATCACCAAAGCGAGTAGGTGATATCTCGCCTGATTCAAGCATTTTTGCTACTGTTTCATGGACTGAATAATTGAGTTTTACTTCTTGATCGGCACGCTTTACAAACACGCCCCCCATAGCAAAACAAAAGTCTTTCCAATCGCCTACGTCAGCAGCTCGACGTACTTTCTCTAGTAGGTAATGCTCAGCTCCGTTCAAGTCGTTCAGCATTGCATCATCCTCATTAAATTCATTTCTCAATCTGCGCATTTCACGCCATACCGAAACACTAGGGCCACCGATAAATTGAAATTGTCTGATTTGATTTACACGCGCCCAAGCAACCACACGTTCTGCCGCTTCAATACCGTTCAATGATGAGCTTTTGTCCGTTGGGATATGTTGACCATCAATGTTTTTACTCAAATATTTAGCGACATAACCAACGGCTGAACCTTTAGACCAATCAATATACTCAGCTTGGAAACGGTATTTTTTTGCACCTGCTTCACGTGGCGAATCAATCAGGGCTAAACGCTTAAATTGAGTCGTAACAAAATGACGGTCTTTAGGTTTCATAAATAATAGAAAATGATGGTGTGGAGTACCGTCCTGATGTGGTTCAGCAATGCGCATTCCGTAAATTTTGATTTTTTTCTTATCCAAAATTTTGCGTAAAGCAGTCCAAACACCTAATAGATAAGCGTGAGTATCTTTGGCTGTTGGCGAGTCAGCATCAAGCCAATTTTGATTTACTTGACCATTAGATACCGCATGAAAACGACTAGGTGAGGTTAGGGTATAGAACATCGCTTTATGATTTGCCTCTTGAGCGATTTCTTCAAATCCACGCAGACGCACGAACATTTCCGAACGTCTGATTTTTGGGTTAGATACTGATTTTTCTGATAAGTCAGCAAGAGTAAAATAGTTACTCATATCATCCGCATCATAAGCAATAGTTTGCTCTAATACGGTTTTGTTTGCTGACTTGCGCGCACGTTGACGAGCAACAGAAAAGTCTGAGCAATAAACTTGCTTATGACGTTGAACTAGAGACAAATCACGCGCTACTTGTTCAACCTCATAAGCACATTTCTTTCTTAATTGACCACGTAGCCAAATTTCATCACAACCGCGATTAACAAGCGCGAACAGTTCACCCGCATTCATTGCACGTTTGATAGTTAAGTCGGTAAATGACAAGCCTAAATCGTCGATTAAAGCGCAAATACGCATAAAACGATAAGTGTCAGGTTTTATTTTACTAATTATCTTTTTAAATTCGTGAGACTTACGCAAAGCCATTTCTTTGATTTCATCGTCAGATAATGCAGAGCTATATCCATTTTCACAAAGGCGATCATTAGCAGCTGTTACCATGCGAAGTGATTCGAAATAATCTTTATCTTTGCACACAGAGATAAACGTATTCAGCATATGGTTACTGAAATCACGATGTTTACGAAGTGTTGAAAATACAGGCTTTCGCCAATCTGTTTGGCGTAAGTTGTAATACTTAACGTTACCAACGCCGCCACAAGGCAAATCAAATGCTTCAAGTTTGCTGTCATTAGTTTTGAAGAATGACGGAGGTAAAACGGATTCGTCGCTAACTTGCCAAGGAGTCCAAGGGTTCACAGGTGTTTGAAGTAGGTTGATTGTAGAATAATTACCAAGCTGAGATTGGATCACATTGGTAGCCAT